AACAGTTTCAACATCTACTGGAAATCTTATTTTAGATTCAAGTGGTGGCCAAGTTGATATTGCAGACAATGTAGTTATTACCGGAAACTTAACAGTTCAAGGAACAACACTTACAGTTGACTCAACTGTTTCTACAATTGTTGATCCTGTTATTGTGGTTGGATCAGGCGTTGGAGGGACACACTCTACAGCTGATAATAACCAAGATAGAGGTATTGAATTTAGATGGTCCAATGCTGGTACTGCTACTACTGGATTCTTTGGATTCTCTGACACTGATGGTAGATTCAAATTTATCCCAAATGCAACAACTGTAGCTGGTTCTAACGTTTATACTGGAACAGTTGGGACAATAAATTCTAGTATATCAGGTAACGTCACAGGAACTGTATCCGGTAATGTTACTGGAAATGTTTCAGGAAGCGTAACTGGTAACGTATCAGGAAACCTTACAGGTAACGTTTCTGGAAATGTCACTGGTGGTGTTTCAGGTAATGTTACTGGAAATGTTACAGGCACCGTTTCTGGCAATGTAACTGGCAACGTATCAGGAAACCTTACAGGAAACGTATCAGGTAATGTTACGGGCGGTGTATCTGGAAATGTTACTGGTAATATCACAGGAACTGTATCAGGCAACGTAACTGGTAACGTATCAGGTAATCTAACTGGTAACGTATCAGGTAACCTTACAGGTAACGTTTCTGGAAATGTAACAGGTAATGTTACTGGAATTGCAACTACTGCTAGTGGCGTTACACAGCTCCTTGCTACAACTTCTTCTGAGAACTTTGTTACCTTTAGCCCTTTTGGAACTAGTTTAGTAGGAGCTGGAGTATCTGTTGCAACAGCGTTCAAATTTGTTCCTAGTTCTGGAGTTGTAATAGCTACTGGATTCTCTGGTAATGTGACTGGAACTGTTTCAGGAAACGTAACTGGTAATGTATCGGGTTCAATTACAGGTAACCATTCAGGTAATGTGACAGGTAATGTTTCAGGAAATGTCACAGGTGGTGTATCAGGTAATGTGACTGGAAACGTGACTGGAACTGTTTCAGGAAATGTAACTGGAAATGTTTCAGGAAACCTTACAGGTGGTGTATCAGGTAACGTAACTGGAAATGTAACAGGAACTGTTTCAGGAAATGTAACAGGTAACGTTTCAGGAAACCTTACAGGTGGTGTATCAGGTAACCTTACAGGAAATGTTTCTGGAAATGTAACTGGAAACGTAACAGGAATTGCTACCACTGCTAGTGGCGTTACACAAATTCTTGCTACTACTTCCTCTGAAAACTTTGTTACCTTTAGTCCTTTTGGAACTAGCTTAGTAGGAGCAGGAGTATCTGTTGCAACAGCGTTCAAATTTGTTCCTAGCTCTGGAGTTGTAATAGCAACTGGATTCTCAGGCAACGTCACAGGTACTGTATCCGGTAACGTAACTGGAAATGTATCGGGCTCCATTACAGGTAACCATTCAGGTAACGTAACTGGAAACGTATCAGGTAACCTAACTGGTGGTGTTTCTGGTAACGTTACTGGTAATGTAACAGGAACTGTATCAGGTAACGTAACAGGTAATGTATCTGGAAACCTTACAGGTGGTGTATCAGGAAATGTAACAGGTAATGTAACAGGAACTGTTTCAGGTAACGTAACTGGAAACGTATCTGGAAACCTTACTGGTGGTGTTTCTGGCAATGTAACAGGTAATGTAACAGGAACTGTTTCTGGCAACGTAACTGGAAACGTATCAGGAAACCTCACTGGTAACCATTCAGGTAACGTAACTGGTAACGTATCAGGTAACCTTACTGGAAACGTTAGTGGTACAGCTACAACAGCTCAAAACTTGAATGTTGGTTCAACTCTCGCAACTACTAACTATATATTGTTATCTTCATTAGCAACTGGTGCTGGTGTTGCAGTTTCTACAGATACAAACTTAGCTTATAATGCTTCAACAGATACATTAACTCTCAACAATATTGTTGGTAGTGGAGCTGGTTTGACTCTTACAGCAACTTCTGCAATTACAAATAGTTCATATTTAACAATTCAGACTGTTTCTGGAGATGACAACTCTACAAGTGACTTCTTTATAAGGGGTATCAATTCAACAGCAACTTCAAAATTCTCTGTTGATGCAAATGGAAACTTAAGAGCTACAACTAAGAGCTTTGATATTCCACACCCTACAAAAGAAGGCAAGAGACTTGTATACGGTGTTCTTGAAGGACCTGAACATGGTGTATATCATAGAGGAACAGTTGAAGGTAAGGGAAATATCATAGTAGAACTTCCTGAATACTGGACAAAACTTGTAAATCAAGAATATTCAATTCATCTTACATCATGGGGTAACTATGGAGTTCAAATCTTAGAAAAAGCTCCTAGTTCCTTTATAATATCAGCAACTGGTAATCCATTTACTAAGAAATTTAAATCAATCAAGGTTGACTATATAGTTCACGGTTCAAGAAAAGATGCACATTTAGATATTGAACAAGATTAGTATCAATGTGCATGAGATATCAGAAGGCAAGCATTAGTTTGCCTTCTGAATATTATTATTAATAAGTGGAAAAATTATGCACAAGTTCAGAATTTTAAAAGCATCAAACTTAAATATAAAATGGCTTGAAATTGAAGAAGGCAACATAAATATTGAATCAGGGATTAGATTTATTTATTCTTTGTTTGATTATGATTTAAATGTTTTAGAAAGAAAAACGTTTCATATTAATGGCTCAGACTTTTCAGACATTGGATTGAGTGGTAAAGATACCAGAATAGCAATAATTGAATTATTACTCACTACATTAGATGCCATTATGGTCAAGGAATAATAGTAAATGCCTACTGATGTCATCATAGACCCTAGTACAGGTCAGATATATTGGAACGATAGTGCTGTATCAGCACAGTCGATTTCTATTAAGGGTGATGCTCAGAACACAATTTCCATAGTAGGTTATTCTGGTTCTTTTTCTCCTGGTTCTGCTCCAGGTGGAGCAACAACATTAGCAACATTTACCGATAATAGTGGTACTGATGCCCTCATACCTGGTACTAATGGATATGATCTAGGAAAAGATACAGCGAGATGGAGATTGTTTGCCACTTCAGGTGCTTTTTCTGGTGAAGTCAATATTGCTTCTACTACACAATCAACGTCATTATTATCTGGCGCAATTAAAATTCAGGGTGGTTTGGCAGTAAGCTCTAATGCTTCTATAGGTCAAACATTATTCTTTTACAACCCATCAAATGCACTTTTTACTGCATTTAGAGCAGGAGCAGCAGCTGCTTCAACCACTTATACCTTACCAACAAACTCTCCACAGTCTTCTGTAGGAACATCAGTATTGTCATCAACAATTGCTGGTGTGATGAGTTGGGTGCCTTTAGCTTCTAGTGGATCAGGATCATCTGAAGTATATACAGGTGCTCTTTATGACGTAGCGTATTTTGCTGCAGCAGGTGCCACAGTTCAAGGCTCGTCCACATTAATTAACAACACTGCATCAGGGCAAGTAAAAATCAGCCATACAACTGCATCATTTGGCACATCTTCAGGAGCGCTTCAAGTTGCTGGTGGCGTGGGTATTAGTGGTAGGCTCTCATTTAATCAAGCATCATTTGGCACTACTGGTATCACCACAGTGCCGACAATGGCTATGATTGGTCAAACTGGTGACCCAATTTTTCTATCAGTTTTGGAAGACAATTCTATAGTATTTGAAGGCTCACAAGGACAATTATTTTCAATCAGCCCCAATTTATCTACTGGCTATATTTGGGCAGTTAATGATATTTCTGGTATTCCTTTATTAAGAGCTAATGTTTCAGGAAATGTTTTTATAAATGAATTTGGTGGACTTGTAGGCTTAGGACATACAAATCCAGCTTATAAATTTCATGTAAGGGGTTCATCAGCTTTTGCAACTACAAATGGTGCAAGTGCTATCAGTTTCTTATTTGATAATATAAGTGCTCCGGGAAGTAATACTTTTCAAATTAAATCTGCTAACTCTATACAGCTTTATAATTCTGCAGATACTTTCTACACAGCACTAAAATCAAATGCTTCAACTAACGTAACATATACTCTTCCAGCAACAGATGGTTCAAATGGTCAAGCTTTAACAACCAACGGATCTGCAACCTTATCATGGACGACGATTTCAGGTGGATCAGGGGGAGGAGGAACGGGCGTACAACCAGGTGGAGAATTTGAGATTGCCTATTATGCTTCAACGGGTTCATCTGTAGTAGGGTCTTCAACTTTCAAAAATGATACGACAGCTGCAAAAGTATCTGTAACTCATACAACTACATCGATATCTTCGTCTACGGGAGCTTTAGTTGTTTCAGGTGGAGTCGGTATTGGTGGAAGTTTATGGGTATCTGGCATTGGTGCTAGTATCAGTGGTGTTAGGCTTTCACACAGTATCGCATATGGATCATTCGTAGGTAATGTTACTGGAAATGTATCTGGAACTGTAACAGGCAATGTTCAAGGCAATGTTACTGGCAATGTTTCTGGTACAGTTACTGGAAACGTTCAAGGCAATGTGACAGGTAACGTATCAGGGACAGTCACTGGAAATGTTCAAGGTAACGTCACTGGTAATGTTTCTGGAAATTTGACCGGAAATGTAACAGGCTTAGCTACCACTAGTAATAACATTCAAGTTGCAATTGGCGCAGAAAACTTAAGTCATACTTTACTATTTACAAGACCAACAAGTACAGTTTCAGGCTCAGGTGGCATAGCAGTTTCAAATGACCTAACACTGTTCTTTAATCCAAGCACTGAAATTTTATCAGTTTCTGGATTAGCTGTTACTTCCGCATTAAATTCAATTTCTTCTACAACTGGAGCCCTTAATGTTGTGGGTGGTGTTGGAGTTGGGCAATCTGTTT